GGGATAAGGATGAAGACACGGCGGAAGATACCGCCGCCTCTGCAGACACTGCAGTGGAGTAAAACAAAAGCCGCTGGCAGACCGGTGTAAAGTCTGCCGCCTTTAACGAAAGACTAGATTAAACGTTTGTCACATGACATTGGTTTAATCACACAATAAACTGGAGGTGTAAAATGTCATTAGTTAGTTTAAAAGAGTTCCGTGAAGATCATGATTTCACGGAAGTATATTATGCAGAGGAGCACCAGCGCCGGGAAGTTTGGAATAACGAACTCTTAGCGCTGTTCATGGTTTCTGTATGCCGCGGCTGGTCCCAACTTACAACAATCGTTGTGGCCGACGTTAAAAAGTGTTTAAAGTTTTCTAGAAAAAACGGTGATCGCGTATCAGCCAAATATTTTCATAGAATTCTAAACAAGGGGTATCGCTATATCTCTTTAGACGGTCAAAACAGATCAAAAAAGATTGTTGAATTCTTAAATGATAAGTTTCCTATTTCCGGAACTTTTTTGGATGCTGACGATGTGTCGCAAACGGTAACAAATAAATTATTTAAAGATTTTCCTGAGCGCCTTCGTGATCGCATTTTGGATGGAGGTTTTCTTAATGTTGAAGTAGCCCCTCCTTGTGGAAAAGATACATTATCGGATATTTTCTTAGCACTAAATTCTGGTGAGCCATTAAATGCCCATGAAAAAAGAAATTCTCTTAAAACGCCAATTTCTGATTGGGTAAGAAAAACTAGAAAAACTCTTGACGACGCTCTTATGAGAGTTGTCAGCAGAAAAGATGCTACTAGGATGCTGGATGATGAGTTAGTGGCTAAAATGACCATGGTCCTTATGAGGAACAACCCAGCCAATAACAAAACCAATCATTGGGGCTTATCCTCCGATGAAATAGATCGTTTTTATTCTATGGGCCTGGGTTATCACTCTATTTCTGATGAAGGGTGTCCGTACTCTTCGAATGACATACAGAGAGTGGAAGAGATTCTAGACATGTGGAGGCACACAATTTGTAATCAAACTTATTACCCTCCATCAAAAACAATAGCAGCAAAAATGTGTTGGGCTGTACTCTATGTTTGTGAGTGGGTCTATGATAACAACTATGACATTGATTGCAATTCTTATTCTTTGTTTTTTAACAAATTAAAAGAATTAGACGACAGTCTTATTAGTCAAAGTGATACTGCGTATGCTAACGAGAAAACAAGATACATCGCAAATAATTTAGATCCTGACGAAGTTTCAAAACAACAATATTACTTTACTTGGATTAATTTGCCCCATTATGCGGGCGCACGCGCCAAGAGAATCAAAAAGCTTACCGATTGTGTAAAAACTAACGTATTTGCGTTTGGTCTACGAAAACTTGCGGCTTAAAGGCCTCAGTGACCGCTGGCAGACCGGTATAAGTCTGCCGCCTTGGCCCCTCCATGCTATATATAATCAGGGGGCACACACCAGTGACATACAAATTTCAAATGAACCATTGGAGAGAGGAAGAGGATCACGTCCCGTTGTGGGCCGGCGTCGGTAGGGACGGCCGGGTGATGTACTCATCAGATGCTGAAAGTTGGACTGAGTATGAAAGCCCGGCCGGAGAAACATCTGATTATTGGGATATATCTTTTGGCAAGGATGACAGTGATGATGCTCGGTGGATTGTTGCTACCAACACAAGTCCTGAACTCAGGTACTCGGCGGACCCTACAACCTCCGGCTCTTGGTCATCAATCGATTTCTCCGGCACGTCGGACGCAGCCAGAACAGTTGAGTACGGTGACAACGGAACTTGGATCGCCGCAACTGGCGACGATGTGTTTAGATCAACCAACGGCGGAGATAGCTGGACTAAAATTACCGATGTTGAATCTGGTGCAGGCTTAAACCTTTGCCTTGCAACCGATGGTGCCGGAACATGGCTCATGGGAGGCACCCTGAAGACTCTTAAATCATATGATGATGGCTTGAACTGGTACGAATCCACAGCCACCCGCGCGAACGGTATCGAATACAACAACGGAGTATGGTTCTTAGCCGGCAATGGCACAACTTCTTACCGAATAACCTCAATTACAGAGAGCGACACAACAGATACTTGGAGCGCCGTAACCGGTATTTCGGAGGCTCTTTGGGCAATCTGTCACATCACAGGAAACACTTGGATGACTGCCAACAAGGGAACTCAATTATATATATCAACTGACAATTGTGCGTCATGGGCCACTACCGATCTGGCGAATCCGGATGTTGGCCAAATCATGGGATTAGCGTCAGATGGGACGACGATTATAGCCGGCGGTAAAGGCAATAAGATAAGTAGCTCAACAGACAACGGGCAATCATGGACAGTGCGATTCACATCGGCCGTGGATGTTCTTGTGCTCGAATACAACAAGGTTAAACCTTTTTAATATAAAAGTTTTTATATTGCTTGCCTTATTAGCTACACTATGTTATACTATTTGAGTATCACTATTACAGTGTATAGCTAAAGAAAATTAAGGAGCTAATATGGCAAAAGCCAAAGCAAAGGCCGGTCGTGTATCTATGCACGACCTTATGAAGCTAGTGAATAAAAAAGCTGGCCGTGAGGTGGCGCACGATCTTACCACCGACAACCCCACTTCTGTTAAGGAGTGGATCCCAACAGGCTCTAGGTGGCTTGACTCTATTATTTGTAAGGGTCATCTAGCCGGAGTGCCGGTTGGTAAAATTACCGAGATCGCGGGCCTTCAATCAACTGGTAAATCTTATATGGCAGCACAAATTGCTGCCAACGCTCAGAAACAAGGCAAGATGGTTGTTTATTTTGACTCTGAATCAGCTATCGATCCTGACTTCTTAAGTCGTGCTGGTTGTGATTTGGAAAATTTAATGTATGTTCAGGCATCTTCAGTTGAGTTTGTCTTGGAGACTATTGAGGAATTACTCGGAGCAGCAGAAGATCAGTTGGTCTTCATATGGGACTCTCTCGCGTTTACGCCTTCTATTTCAGATGTTGAGGGTGACTTCAATCCGCAATCATCTGTGGCCACCAAGGCCCGAATCTTGGCAAAAGGTATGTCCAAACTGGTCATTCCTATCGCGGATCAAAAAGCAACGTTTATCGTACTCAATCAATTAAAGACCAATATTCCGCAAGGCCCGATGGCACGACAGATTGCAATGACTACGCCGTATGTTACACCGGGTGGAAAAGCAATGCACTATTCATACTCATTGCGTATTTGGCTTACTGGTCGTAAATCCAAAGCGGCCGCTGTACTTGACGAGAAAGGGTTCAAGATTGGTTCGGAAGTTAAGGTAAAACTTGAAAAGTCAAGGTTTGGTACTGAGGGCAGAAATTGCACATTCCGTATTCTATGGGGCACTGAAGAAATTGGCATCCAAGACCATGAATCATGGTTCGATGCCGTTAAGAGTTCTAAGCACATGCAGTCTGCCGGCTCATGGTATACGCTGACAATGGGCGATTACTCCAAAAAGTTCCAGCCATCGAAGTGGACCGAATTGGTAAAGAACGACGAAGAGTTTAGGAATAAGGTTCTTGAACTCATGGAAGTCGAAGTCATTCAAAAATTTCAGAATCGACAAGGGAACGCTGCCGACTATTATGACGAAGATGAGAAATAGTACTTGACAAGCATCGTATAAGCGTATATACTAGTAACATATCTAGGAGGGCCCTGAGCGCGCTTTGTGGGACGCTGCGGTAAGTTATACTGCTAGCGCCGTAAAGCTCCTCTGGGGGCATTTATGACTAAAATTGACCACATTGCGTTGCCCGTGGAAGACCCCGGGCGTGCAGCAGAATGGTACGAACTAAATTTCGGAGCATCAAGGCTTTACAGTGATGATTCTTGGGCCCTTGTGGAATTTGAGAATATCAAAATGGCCTTTGTGAAGAGGGGCACACATCCAGCACATTTTGCTTTTGAGACTGACAATTTCGAAGGCATGGAAAACAAAGTCAAACCACATAGAGACGGCTCCAGATCTGTGTATTCCAAGGACCCATGGGGCAACATTTACGAGTTAATTAATTATGAATATGAAGAATAAAGAAAAGAAGAGAGTATTGGTCATTGACGCATTAAATATGTATTTACGTGCTTATATCGTTGATCCTAGCCTGTCACAGCATGGCCAGCCGATTGGCGGCCTGAAGGGATCCTTGAAGATCCTCCAGAAGCTTGTGCGCACAACGAAGCCCGACAATATTATTATTGCTTGGGATGGTCCTGATGGTTCGCGAAAGCGCAAGACCATGGACAAGAACTACAAGCAAGGCCGCAAGCCGATCCGTCTCAATCGCGCTTTTCATAACCTTACTGGCGACGAAGAGATCCAAAATAAGATTTGGCAACAAAGCCGACTTATTGAATATTTGAACGAGATGCCGATTATTCAAACAATGATTGAACAGGTGGAAGCAGATGATGTTATCTCATATGTTTGCAACCTTCCGCACTATGATGGATGGCAAAAAATCATAGTATCAAATGATAAAGACTTCATGCAACTTTGTGATGATGAGACGGTACTTTGGCGCCCCACAAAAGACGAGCTTTTGAACACTAACAGAATCGTGGAACAAACTGGCGTCCATCCGACTAATATGGCGCTAGCGAGGGCAATTATTGGTGATACGTCCGACAACTTGCCGGGCGTTAAAGGTGTTGGCTTCGGTACAGTTGCAAAAAGATTGCAGTTCTTGTCGGAAGAAGAAACACACACAGTTGATGATATCATTCAACACTGTGAAAAACAGTTAGAAAATAGTAAACTGAAAGTTTATAATAACATTGTTGATAGTAGAGAGCTGATCGAACACAATTATAAAATGATGCAACTGTACTCACCACAGATGTCAATTCAATCCAAGATCGTTGTTAAAGAATCAGTAGAAAAGTTTGATTTTAATTTCAATAAAACTGCCATCCTTAAGATGATGATTGAAGATGGATTTGGTGAGCTAAATTGGGAAGAACTTAAGGTTCACTTAAACAAGATTACTAACGAAAGTGTTGACGTTGCAGTTTGATTTGAGAGTTTTCAGCTTGACTTTACGGCTGGAAATGTTATAGTTATTAAGATATTGAGAGGAATATGCTGACAGAAAAAATTGATTTTAGTAGATATGGTAAATCCTTTCAAGAAGGGTTGGTACAACTTATCCTTGAAGATCGCACTTTCGCAGACCAAATAACGGAAGTTCTAGATATTAACTTTCTTGAACTTGAGTACTTGAAGATCTTCGTTAGTAAGTTGATGAAGTATAGGCACAAATACAGCAAGCATCCGTCTAGTCAAGCGTTACTGACGATTTTTAAGACAGAAGACCTTGATGATGAGGTGGCCGAAAAACAATTATTTGATTATTGTAATCGCATTGAAATCAATGAAGTGGCGGACTGCGAATATATTAAAGAGGTATCTTTAGAGTTCTGTCGTAAGCAAAAATTAAAAGAGGCGATGATTGAATCAGTTAACCTGCTGCAATCGTGCTCATTTGATGAAATCTCAAAAGTCATTAACGATGCTTTAAAGCTGGGTTCCGATAACAATTTCGGCTATGATTATTTGGCCGATTTTGAACAAAGATTTATTCCAAAGTTTCGTAAACCTGTGTCAACCGGCTGGAGCGATATTGACAATATTTGCAGCGGCGGCTTAGGCAAGAGTGAATTAGGGGTTGTTATTGCTCCCACTGGCGCCGGCAAGTCTATGGTATTGGTTCACTTAGGCGCCCAAGCAATCAAGGAAGGCAAAACAGTAATACATTATACGCTTGAGTTGCAGGACACCGTTGTAGCATCTAGGTATGATAGCTGTATCACGAGCTATCCGTTATCTGAGTTGAAAGGCTTTAAAAGCGAAATTTACGATATTGTCAAGGACATTGAAGGTAAGTTGATAGTTAAAGAATATCCAACAAAATCAGCCTCGACTAATACTATCAAGACCCATTTATCAAAGTTGATCAAAAGAGGGATCAGGCCCGGTATGATTGTGGTTGATTACGCCGATCTACTCAAGCCCGTGACTGTTCGTAAGGAAAAACGTAATGAGCTAGAATCTATTTACGAAGAACTCAGGGCGATATCTCAAGAGTTTGAATGCCCCGTTTGGACAGCTTCTCAGACAAATCGTTCAGGCCTCAACGCCGAAGTAATTACGATGGAACAAATTTCAGAAGCATTTAATAAATGTTTTGTTGCTGATTTTATTTGTACTATATCGCGTACCATTGAGGATAAACAAAAAAATCAGGGAAAAATGTTCATCGCTAAGAACCGAAACGGCCCGGACGGTATTATTTATGATATATTCATGGACACTTCAAATGTTTGTATTAAGATGCTTCCAAAAATATCACCCACACCAATCAACAGCAGCCTACCTATGAGCCCGGCACCGGTTACTGCCAAAGAGCAGAGAAATATTCTGCAAAATCGTTATGAAAAATTTAAAACTAGAAGGAAATAAATTATAATGAGAACAATCGACAATATTAGAAAATTTAAGCTATCAGATACCTTTATTGAACAATACAGAGAAAAAGAGGTGCCTTGGGGCCCTCTAGGGTACGTTACCTTTAAGCGCACATATTCCAGAAGGCTATCCGAGTTTGACCCAGACCTGAAGGGCACCGAGGAGTGGCTTCACACGTGCCGGAGAGTTATTGAGGGCATGTTTAACATGCAAAAACAGCATGTTTTCATGCTTGGATTAGAATGGAATGACAGCAAAGCTCAAAAGACAGCCAAAGACGCTTATGATCGATTGTTTAATTTGAAATGGACCCCACCCGGCCGCGGCCTGTGGATGATGGGCACCAAATTTATTGAAGAGCGAACTGCCGCCGGATTGTTCAATTGCGCATTCCGCTCCACAAAGGATTTGTCGTCCAAAGGGGGATACCTTTTTGCATGGATGATGGATGCTTTAATGGTTGGCATTGGGGTTGGTTTTGATACGTTAGGGGCCGACACAGTAACGATCCGAGAGCCACAACACACAAGCGAAATTCATTTTGTTGAAGACAGTCGGGAAGGCTGGGTTGACTCCGTTAAAGTTCTTCTGGACGGATATTTTTTCGGCAACCAAGTGCCAAAATTTGATTACTCTCTAATACGTGGTTACGGGGCCCCCATAAAGGGTTTCGGCGGAACTTCCTCGGGCCCTGATCCCTTAATTGAGTTACACGAAAATCTGAAGGAACTATATGACAGTCGCATCGGTCAAAAAATTACCTCTGTTGACATCGTTGACACTGAAAATCTTATTGGCCGCTGTGTCGTATCGGGTAACGTAAGGCGCTCTGCAGCACTTGCGATGGGAGCCCATGATGATAAACACTACCTTGAAATGAAGAACGATCAAGAAAAATTGTATCATCACCGTTGGGGTTCTAACAATTCTTTCCACGCTTTAGTCGGCATGGATTACACATGGCACGCCAAACAATCACAAAGCAATGGTGAGCCGGGCTATATCTGGCTCAATAATGCACGAACTCGCGGTCGCATGGCTGATGAACCTAGGGATGATGACAAGAGTGTTATGGGTTTTAATCCTTGTGTTGAACAGCAGCTTGAAGATGCGGAGTTATGCTGTCTTGTTGAAACATTCCCTGCAAAACACGATACATATGAAGACTATCTAAAAACTTTAAAGATTGCTTACCTTTACGGCAAGACAGTCACGCTTTCTAATACTCATTGGCCAGAAACAAATGCAAAAATGCTTAAGAACCGGCGAATTGGACTTTCTCAGTCCGGTGTTGTTCAAGCATTTAATAAACATGGCCGTCGCGAGGTTTTAAATTGGTGTGACAATGCTTACGAGCACATTAAGAGTCTGGATGAAGACTACTCTGACTGGCTGTGCATTCCAAAGTCTGTTCGCATGACTAGTATCAAACCTTCCGGCACTGTTTCGCTGCTTAATGGGTCTACTCCGGGGATTCACTTTCCAGAGGATGAATATTATATTAGGAGGATCAGGTTCTCAAAAGATAGCAAAATGATTGACAAATTGCGCGAGTCAGGATATAATATTGAAGATGATATGTACACTCCTAATACTGTATGCGTTGAATTCCCCGTTAAGGAACCGTATTTCCTCAAAGGAAAGAAAGAGATAAGCATGTGGGAACAGTTAGAAATAGCCGCACAGTACCAGCATTACTGGGCTGATAATTCAGTATCTGTCACAGTTACTTTTAAGCCCGACGAAGCAGATCAAATCAAGGACGCACTTGAAATGTATGAAACACGCCTCAAAGCAGTCTCGTTTCTAAAGTATGAAGAGACTGGATATGAACAGGCGCCATATGAACCGATCACAGAAGAACGTTATCATGAACTCTCGGCAAATATCACACCAATCACCAGATTTGATGCTGAAGGTGGCTCAGGAACTAAATTTTGTGATGGCGAATCTTGTATCATTTAGGAGGAAATTTGAAAAATTTTAATCACTTACTAGAAAAACGCGAACTACTTATTAATTGTAAGCAGCGAGACACAGAACTTTGCCAGTGGAGACCAACGGGTAATATTAAAGCTACCTCGGGCGCCAATGTCTGTGTTTCGTTGGTCTGTGAACAGTGTCTCGCACGCACAAACGTGTTTCTAGACGAAAATAATTACAAAAATCACGAGAAAATATTACTAAAGGAGATAGCCCGTGTTTAAGCCAGTCAATCGGTACGTTCTTATTGAGAATAGACCTCCAAAAAACGAAACCGAAACCCCAATGGGAATCCTGTTGCCCGAAGACTTCAAGCCTACCGAAGAAAGATACGTGTGTACTGACGTGCTTGACTGGGCCGAAGACGTCAGATTTGAGCTATCAAAGGGCAGCCAAGTGGTTGTCGATAATAGCATGATTGAAGAAATAACCGTGAACAACACGACATATTCTATTATACAAGATAATTATATTGTGGGCATAATCTAACAGGACGTATCTTAAATGGACAAAAACTTTTATAACGAAGCTTCGGCTGCTAAGCTCGGATGGGATCCGTCGTGGTTTGGTGAAAAATACTTTGATGATAAATTGACAAGGGCCGTTAAGGTGTTTCAAAGGGCTCTGGGACTTATAGCTGATGGTTTGTGTGGCCCAGCTACGTTTCGTCGCCTCTGGACAGAAAGGCAAGAGAATATTGATGATCACACGCCCGACAAATGCCAGTATTCAAATTATGTTGTTTTTAATGGAAACTTTACCCACATTGACTGGGACAAGGTTGTTTTATGGTCAGAGCCCAACGGCTTGAAAACCAAACGTGGGACGTATTACGATTACACCGGCCGGCCAAAACGAAAAATTAGATATTTTGTTAACCATTGGGATGTTTGCCTCAGTTCTAAATCTTGTCAGAGAGTTTTGGATAAAAGAGGAATCTCAGTTCACTTCCTCATTGACAATGACGGCACCATATACCAAACTATGGACATGCAGCACGCTGCTTGGCATGCCGGCTCCGAAAGAACCAACAGGCCCTCAGTCGGCGTTGAAATCTCAAATGCTTACTACCCCAAATATCAATCTTGGTACGTGGAAAATGGTTTCGGCGAGCGACCAATAATCGAAAAGGCATATATTAATGGCCATGAACTTGGGCCCTTTATGGGATTTTATCCTGAACAAATTAAGGCTCTCAAGGCTTTGTGGAAAGCAATCCATCAAGCAGCTGGGATCCCATACGAAACGCCCCTCAATCAATTTGGCAAAACTTCAAATTACTATCAACAAAATGTGGCATATGGAAAATTTAAAGGATTCGTAAGTCATTATCACGTTAGCAAGCGAAAGATCGATTGTGCCGGCCTAGACATCAAAGCACTGCTTGATGAAGTGAAGGAAGAACTATGAATGATGTTTCTCCTGTTATTTTTAATGGCCTTTCAAACTGATAGTGCGGCTTATGACCACAATCCGTTTACAAAATTTTATAAGGTCTCAGTATTTTCTCAAAAACCATTGAAAAAATATAAGTGGAGCCAGCCGCCTATGATTAGAGTATGCCAAGATACGGAAGTGTCCTTGGGGAGAGTCCGGAGGGCCGTCAATTATTGGGAACGGCTAGGTTATGAATTTGGAGAAATTTATTTAGACCGCCATTCACTCTGCATGAACCCGAAAGATAATGAGATAGCTATCGTTTTACCATCCCAAGGGATCGCCGATGATAAAATGGCCGCAACAAGATTATATACAAGCAAATTCACTGATGAGATTATCAAGGCAAAAATTTTCATTTTTCCAAGATCTGGCCGCAAGGAACGCGTGCTTGAACACGAGATAGGTCATGCCTTGGGGTGGCAACACTACAGCCACAGAAGCCACATAATGCACCCAAATTGGTGGCTCGGCGGCTACGATTCTTACGGGCTCCACAAAAGATAGTTGACATTTTCAGCTAACTAAGTTATAATGTATCAAACATATATCAGGAGAAACATGTTTACAAACTTACTATTATCGCTGTGCCTCATGGGTCCGGCCCACGCTGAAGACTTAAGTGCCAGCGAGACGTCCTATACGGGCGCATCTATTTTAGAAGGAGACTGGGACGTATCGTTTGAAGACGCTACTGACATCGCTGGCAGTGAGGGCCGATTTCCGTACGCCTTTTTTGAGGGGAATACCCTTTACGTTGGGAACTCGGACATTTATGATAACACCATTGATGCCATTGTGGAATTTTTCTGGTTCCAGTCATCAATCGACAGGGGTACAGATTTTTATGTTGCCGTTATCAAGACTCGGGTTACGCCGGGACATGACTGCTACTACGCTCCATGGGATTGGGCACGAGGAGCACAGTGTAAGCTCTGGGCAGACGAGTGGAGTGATTGGGGTGAACATCCCGTTCTAAGCGTTGAGGCTATGACTGACGTGGAGCGTGAACAGGGCGCCTTCCGTTGGGACTGGTCGGTTCCGTTTGAATCGTATGGTATTGACGCCTATGGGCAAGTAACATTCCAGAACGCATATGGTATCGGCTCTGACTCTGAGGGTGCTGTGATGGCACACGGCGAATATAAGATTGACGAAGAAGGCGCCGAGATGCAAGCTGCCGGTAACCTCCAAGTAAAGGGTTATCATTCGTCAGAATACTCTGTGCAGACCCAATACGAAGTCACGCTTTATGAGTGGGATGTGTTCGTAGATGGTCGTGCCGACCTGATGGCGTGGGACATGTATCTAAATCTTGGTGCAAGAGAGACACAATCAGCATACCACGAATACTTTTTGAGTGTTCAAGTTGAAGAAGGCATGCCCTTCATGATAGATCAATTAAACTTTGTGGGGAACTTTGACACTGGCTGGTACGATCCATTCCATCATGAACTTGGCGTAACTTTAAGCGATTTAGTTATTTCCCAACCGTATTTTATTCCAGCGGGAGAAGAAGACGAACCAAGCGCCGAAGAAGATGACACGGGCGATTCTCCGGAACATCATGATACTGGATTTGAGCACGAAGAAGGTCAAGATACAGCTGCCCCGTTTGAGTTCGCGTCCGCGTCATCCGACCCGGGAACGAAGTCTTCTTCCGGCTGTAGCTGCGCTGTCGCTAATCGTGGAAGCCTGTACACTATTTTTATGGCTGCTTTGATAGCGGGGTTTAGAAGACGCGATTGATATATGAATATCGCGACATAGTTTTGGGTAGCTCACTGGAAGCCGTTGTATATTCATTTAACAATAGATATCCCCTATTCTTTTCCGAGGCAGAAAGACCATTTAGGTTTGATTATTTTGAACCGGATGTAGATTTTGACTTCTTAAAACTCTCGAGTAAAACTCGAAAAACTTTAACGACCTTTGATGGAGAAAAGAGAATTGGACTCCCGAAGGAACTACTATGGGAAAGGCTTCTTTTCTTGCTATCATTAGATGGCAACATGCCAACCTCAAATCTTTGCACCAGTATGCGACTTGAGCACAACGCCATCACTTGTTTCAATGAATATTCTAAGATAGCTAAAGTTCATTATGAAAAATTACATGACTTTACTGCTTCGCCACCCAGTGAAAAAATAATGTGTTGCGACTGGGTTGCATTCAATAGTGGAGGCAAACACGAAATTGATTTCATTCGGACAGATGACGACTTTGTTAGAGAAATATGGTTCTATTCGTCTGATAGAATATGCGGGAACACTAAGGTTAAGGATGCTTGCGCTATTTCCAGCATTGACAAACAGCTGATCGAAGATTTTGATTTTTCAGAAACCATGGCCAGATTTAAGGTGGTCAGAGAGATGGAGAAAAGAGGCATGAAAGGCCTGCTGAGTAGTTATGGGCCCAATGGCAAACCAAAACATTACAAATTTAAAACATCAACAATTGCTAGGCAAAAAAAAATCTACGATTCTAGCGTTCGTGATGAGCAATTCGACAAGCTTGATAGTTCTTCTTTTCATTATCAAAAATATTTGAGACACTTATGAGCAAACATATTCACATGGCGGGCATAATACCCATAGCCAACTACGAAGATACCTTTGGGATGAAGTATCCATGGTGTCTTCTGCCCCTTGACGAAAATTTTACCATGATCCAGAAATCGGTATTTGAGTGTGCCCTTGCTGGTTGCCAAACGATATGGATTGTTGCCAACGACGACATGGCGCCCATAATAAGAAAGGTTATTGGCGAATGGATTTACGATCCAGTTTATTATTATAGAAAAGAAAAGTATTATAAGGACAAGCGCAAAGAGATACCAATTTACTATGTGCCGATTCATCCGAAAGATCGCGACCGTCGCGACTCTTATGGTTGGTCCGCTCTGTTCGGCATGCATTCCGCATGGTATGTCGCTAGCAGATTATCAAAGTGGATCGTGCCTGAAAAATATTATATTTCGTTTCCGCATTCTGCCTTTAATATTTATTCACTACGTGCAATGAGGGCTGATATTTTACATCATCAAGATAACTTCTTTTTATCGTTTGAAGGCGAGACTGTCAAGGATAATAAATATTTACCATTTACCATGTTTGGGGAAGACTTTAAAAGATGCAGAAGGTATGTCAATTCTGAGACAACTAAAACGTTTTACAATACTGAAGATGGCGAAAAATATCCCTCCAAAAAATTGCCAATTAATGAGCGATGGAGCGCCAGAAAGTTCAGCATCAACACGGTGTTCTCGCAGGTTGATGAAACCAACTGCAAGATACATGAAACTGAGTGGTTTTGGGACGCTGGCAACTGGGATGGATATAGAGAATATATGGCTAGCGAAAACTTTATACAAAAGCCGGCAGACAGCTTGACAATCGCTCGCAAACATACTATACTATGTAATAGTCAAGAGGGAGACACTGATGAATAAACAACCAAAGATTAAGTTCGTGGGACTGCATGCACATAGCGTTGCCGGTTCTATTTTTGATGCTATTGGATTTCCGCAGGATCATATGAATTTTGCGTACGAAAATGGCTGCGAGGCGCTAGCCTTAACCGATCATGGAAACATGAATGGTCTAGCATATCAGGTTTTGCATGCAAAGAAAATGCAAGCCGAAGGTAAAAACTTCAAGCCTATTTTTGGTTGCGAGGCGTATTTTACTCCCTCAATTGCAGAATGGCGAGAAGCCTATGATCAGGCCATGGCAGACAAGAAGCGCGCCAAGAGTATCAAGAAGGATGCCCAGTCGGGCGCCACCGTAGAAGACGAAGGCAACAGCAAGAAAACCCAAGATATATTGCGCCGCAGACGTCATCTTGTATTGTTGGTACAGAACCAGACGGGCTTAAACAATCTATTTAAATTAGTTTCTGAGTCATATCAGCCAGAAAACTTTTACCGCTATCCGCGTATTGATTATGCGCTTCTCAAGAAATACAATGAAGGCATTATCGCTTCTTCTGCTTGTCTTGGCGGCGTATACGCCGGCGACTATTGGGAGAATAGAGATGATAGCGACGATGCAGTGCTGGCAGCCATGCGCGAAACCACTAGACGCATGGTCGATGTTTTTGGTGATCGGTGGTATGCCGAAATCCAATGGAACAACATTAAAGAACAACATGAATTAAATCAATATGTAATGCAGGTAGCCGACGAGTTTGATGTTAAATTAATATCAACAGCCGATAGTCATTATCCGGGCCCCGATGCTTGGAAAGATCGCGAACTTTACAAACGCCTTGGTTGGCTCGGTAAAGGCCGGCCATCTTGGGCTGAAGAAGAATCTCAATTGCCTGATGGTGTTGAAGAGATCGGTTATGAGCTATACCCAAAGAATGGCGATCAAATGTGGGAGAGTTACAAACAATATTCCGCAGAGCAGGGGTTTGAATACAACGATGATATAGTCTTGCAAAGTATTGAAGAAACACACAAGATCGCTTTTGGGCGCATTGAATCATTCCTGCCCGACAACACGGTTCGTCTTCCTGAGTTTGTTGTGCCGGCCGGATTTACCGCCACACAGGCCTTAGTAAATTTTGCCCTAGAGGGCTTGAAAGACCGTGCCTTACACACAAACAAAGAGTACACGGATAGATTACGAAGAGAGCTTAATGTGATAGATGATCGCGGCTTCTCCAAGTATTTCCTTACCATGAAAGCGATTGTTGACGTCACCAATAATATGATGCTCGCCGGCCCGGGCCGCGGCTCAGCCGCAGGTTCTCTTGTTGCCTATGCACTGGGTATCACCCAAATTGATCCAATCAAGCATGGCCTTCTGTTCTCAAGATTTTTGCGTTCTGATGCAACCGATTATCCTGACATTGACTACGATGTGTCCGACAGTATGGCACTCAAAGAGAGACTTGTTGAAATGTGGGGAGAGGATTGCGTTGCGCCAATTTCCAACTGGAACACGCTGCAGCTTAAATCGCTGATTAAAGATATCTCCAAACTCTACAACATAGAATTTACAGAGGTCAACACAGTCACGTCTATTATGATCCGCGAAGCAACACCCGAGGCCAAGCGTAAGCACGGCATCAAAGCCGGCGTATATGTGCCAACTTGGGAAGAGGTGATGGAATTCTCACCGACACTGACCGCATATCTAAACAAGTATCCTCAAGTAAAAACACACGTTGAAGGATTGGTTGGCCAAGTTCGCTCATGTTCACGTCATGCAGGCGGGGTAGTTATTGCAGAAGATCTAGACAAGAGTATGCCCCTGATTAACTCAGGTGGTGTGCGTCAGGCCCCATGGGCCGAGGGTCAAAACGTACGTCATCTTGAACCGATGGGGTTCATTAAATTCGATTTGCTCGGCTTATCTACTCTTAAGATGATGGAAGTTTGCATTCAGCACATACTTCGTCGTTACCACAACGTTGAGGAGCCTACCTTTACCCAAGTACGCGACTACTACAATGAAAACTTACACCCAGACGTAATTGATCTTGAAGATCAAAAAGTATACGAAAACATATTTCATAAAGGCAAGTGGGCAGGTGTATTCCAGTTCACTGAGACTGGCGCACAAGGATTTTGCACCAGAGTGAAACCTCGTAATATTATTGATGTGTCAGCTATTACATCCATCTTTCGCCCGGGCCCATTATCAGCAGGTGTGGATGCTGACTACGTGGACGCAAAAAATCATCCGCATCGCATTGGATATCTCTCTGAAGAGGCCCGAGAGATTACCGAGGAAACATTTGGATTCCTCATCTTCCAAGAGCAGATCGCCCTGTTAGCCCACAAGCTTGGGGGATTGACTCTCGATGAAGGTAACATGCTTCGCAAGGTGTTAACCAAGAAGGGAACAGGCAAAGGTTCCGTAAAGGGCAGGCTGCATGACAAATTCATTAAGGGCTGTGTGGCAAAAGACATTTCTCGCGACGAAGCGCAAGCACTGTGGGATAAGTTTGAATACTTCTCCGGATATGGTTTTAACAAGTCACATGCGGTCTCCTATAGTGTGATCTCCTATCAGTGCGCGTGGTTACTGAATTACTATGAGGCCGAATGGATGGCTGCATTCTTGGATAAAGAGCCTGAGACCCGTAAGGAAAAAGCAATCAATATTGCAAAGTCATTCGGATACAATATTGCACCGGTGGACGTTAATAAATCCGGACGTGTGTGGGAGATTGCATCAGACAACACGACGTTGATCCAGCCGCTTACTTCCATTAAGGGTTTTGGAGATTCTGCATTGGAGCAGATAATTGAACACCGACCCTTCAACAACATTGAAGACCTATTGTTCCGGGAAGAGATAACATATTCTAAATTGAACAAGAAGGCGCTGGATGCCCTCTGTCGCGCCGGAGCCATGGATAAGCTTGTTGACGAGAGATTCTCTGGTCGTAAACATTTTTGGTCTGCAGCAGTTGTTGATAGACCAAAAAATAGAAAGAAGTTTGCTGAGAATATTGAAGCTTACAGCAAGGAAGGAGACTTCTCGGAAGAAGAAATCATTCACTTTAAGTCAGAACTGACTGGAGTGTTCCCAATGAATCTGGTAATCACCACTGAAACTATTCAAAGACTCAAGGATAAATTTATTCCACCTATTTCTGAATTTGATTCGGATCTGTGCGTGTGTTGGTTCATTCCACGCAAGATTGTTCCGAAGAAAACCAAGAACGGCAAGAATTATTGGATTGTTGAGGTAATTGACTCCAACAACGAGACAGAGAAGATTAGATGTTGGGGCGTCAAGCCAGAAAAAGATAAGATTTTCACCAATAGGCCCTATATGGCCAAGTTAAAGTATGACGAGCAGTGGGGCTTTTCCACTTATGCTGTGGGTAAGACATTTAAACTGCTTGGTTAGCCTAATTATAGCACGGAGTAAGGGTCGTGCGCGCATCTAATTTGTTAAAATGGAAAAGAACCTTGAATGAACTTAGGTTTAAGCATAGCGAGTTGGAATTTATAGATGATATCAATGAGTCCCATGCTCAAGAATTTCAGAGGTATCTTGAGGATTTTTGTAGGGAAAAAGAAGTAGATCTTGTTGATCTAAACAAAAATCTTCTAGCCGCACAATCAATCAAGATTGAGGAAAGCCAGCCTGAAGAAAGGCTCAGGTTGCCAGAGACCGACGTTGATGCCGATGGGGCGCTTGTGGTTCATCACGACAAATCAGAGGCTGATGCAGACGACGAGGTTTTAATAAAAGACAGCAAAGAATTATCTAACGCTTTCGCCAAGCTTTTTAAACAAATAGCACTCTACCTCCACCCTGATCGATTACAGAATTTATCAGATGAGGAAAAGAAAGAGAGGCTTGAATTGTTCAAGGAAGCACAAAGGGCATTAAAAGAAGAACGATATTATTTCCTCCTTGACCTTTCGGAGAGATTCGGAGTCAGAACTCCAAAGAACTACAAGCAGCAAACTAGATGGATGAAAACAAAAATTCAAGAAATAGAGTCTAAAATTCAGAACGAGAAGGCAACCTACAACTACAAGTACGCTGAATGCGAAACAGAAGAAGAAAAACAGCGTTTGATGCGCAATTTTATATATCAAGTTTTTCAAGTTCACGTGGATTAAATACTTGACAGCTTCCCAATATTCTGCTATATTAATAGAGTAAATAAGGAGGCCACATGGCTACAACAAATGATCAAAAGAAACAATACGTTAAGGAGTATATCCGCTCCCTAGCAGCAATTGAAGAGTGCATCGAACCCTATCAGGAACAGAAGCGAGAACTTCGTTCGGAGTTTCGGGAGAATGGATGGCTCAATACGGATGAGATCCGAGCAGCAGTGAAGGCATATCGTCTTTATAAGCAGAAGTACAATATTGACGAGGTGGTTGACAACTTCGCACTAATCTCTGGTGTTGGGGAAGAACAATGATGGCTTCAACATTGTTTGAGCATCAAACGCTAATCAGCTTTCTTGACAGCAATCAACACAATAATTGGATCGGGACGCCTATTGAAAAATATGTTGGCCTGAGCACCAAAAACAAGGGTGTGTACGGTGAAATGGCCGTAGAACAATACATGAGTAACGAAGGCTGTGTTGTACAGGTACCCCAAAATCCGGCCCATGATAGGATATTTGACGATATCAAGACGGAAATTAAATTCAGTGTCGCTAACTCTCCAAAGGTAAAGAGGAAGTCCAGTGTACATTTCGGCCGTAAGCTAATTAAGCCTGATGAATTTACTTTTAATCATATTGCAGAAAAAAAGGATTGGTCGCGATTAATTTTTTGTGGCGTCAATCCATCTTTGGATAACCCGAATGTTTTATGGGCTTCCCCCGAAACCCGGCCTCCCGAATTAAGAATGTTCTGGATGCATAAGGCGGACTTTGTTCGTTACATGGCCGGCCCAAATAAAAAATCCAGATTATTCTCCCGCCAACAGGGCGGCGAAGGTGGCAGTAATGATGACTATATGTTAGCAGGATCCAACAAGTTTCAAAAACTGATCAATCTATCATTTGTGTACCCAATTGAGAAGTGGGGTCTATGAATTGGAACACAGTCAATTTATTGAGTTGCATTGATGGTCTTCCACAAATAGACGCGGATTCTGTTGATTGTTTGATTGTTGATCCTCCTTATAATATTGGTAAGGATTTTGGAAACAACAAGACAAGAAAAGAAATTCAAGATTATATTTCGTGGTGCAAGGAATGGTTAACAGAATGTGAGAGGATCTTGGCCCCTTCGGGCACGATGTATATCTATGGCTTTAGCGAGATTCTGGCTTTTATTTCTGTTGAGTTATCTTTACCGCACCGGTGGCTTGTATGGCATTACACCAACAAAACAGTCCCTTCTTTGCATTTTTGGCAACGCAGCCATGAATCAATATTGTGTGTCTGGAAAGATAAGAATAAGAGAATTTTCAACAGAGATAGTGTTAGAGAACCATATACAGAGGGGTTCGTTAAAGGTTACTCAGATGGCAAGCGCAAACGCCCGCCCGGTACCGGCCGGTTTAATACCAAAGGCAAGGATGTGACCACAACTTATACCGTCAACAAGAAGGGCGCCCTTCCACGAGATGTTATTAAGGTGCCTTCTCTTGCTGGCGGATCCGGCATCTCTGAGCGCTACGTGTATTCTCCCTCCGCCGCTGCACTGTATACAAGTAAGCAAGCTAAAGCCCTCAATGTTACCGACGGAATCA